CCATAACATGATAAATTCTGATCTTTACCATTACCAGTTGATTCCATGTGTGTTGCACCTGAAGTCACTGCAGCAACTAGATTGGTACCAGTAGCACATAAACCATTTTGGTCTTTCTTATATGAAGATGTAATAGTTCCATCTTTAACTAAATAATCAACTACTTGAGATGTATTTGTAGTATCAACACCTGCAGCTTGCATCTTAGATCTTAATTCAGCTAAATCAGCGTCTCTATTACTATTTGAACTTGTATATTTTTGTAATGGCTTTTCATTTGTCTTATCATTTTTAGCAACTTGTTGATTTTGTTTCTTAGAAGCTGGTGTAGATATATCTTTACCATTCTTATCAGTCTTTTTAATAGTCTTACCTTGTTCAGACATATAATCAAGTCTGTTCCAAGACATTGTCACTTGTGTCTTATCATTTGTTGATTTATATGTAGAACCTTTATCATTCTTATGTTTTTCTACATAATCAGTACCAAGATAACCACCGTTTGCTTGTAATGAATCAATTGCTTCTTTTTTATTCTTAGCTAAACCTTCAGTGACACTATTCAATGTTCCAGAACCACCATATACCATGTGAGTTAGACCCATTTGAGCATTTGTGTTCATATTATCGATAACGTCTTCAATACCTTTTTCTTTGAACTTTTTCTGCATTTCACCTGCTAATTTATCTAAGACTAAGTTATTTAACTTATCAGCTGATGCTTGATCAAGTACTAAACCATTAGAACCAAGAGTTTCATCTTTTAATGCTTCATTTGCAGCAGTTAAATTAGAGAATTTAACTGTTTCACCTTTCTTATAAGTCTTACCATTAATTGTCACATCTTTATTTGCTTTGAATGTGACTTCACCTAATTTATCTGCACCTAGACTCTTTAATGTAGCATAGGTATTACCATAACCATAGTTCATTTGTGTTGGGTTAGCTTTCTTATCATCACTAGAATTCTTATAGACTTGATTATCATTTCCTTCTTTTCTAGAATGACCGTTAGTAGCCTTACCAGAAATTTCATTTTTAAGCATTTCACGTAGATATGCTCTTTGTTCAGCATCTGTCATTGTAGAATACATTTTTGCAGGCATACCACATGGAGCTGAACCAGTTCTCTTTTCACCACCATTTCCTTGTTCAGGATGATTAACTGCTTCTTGATATTCTTTAGAAGCATTAACAAATTCTGTATTTTCTTTTACAATTGAATCAAGACTTTCTTTCATGTAATCTTCTGCTTCTTTTCCAGTTAAACCTTGATTTAATGCATTTTCTGCAGCAGCGTTTTTAATAGTATTAATTTCATCATCACTTAAACCATCTGCTGTATCGATACCATAAATCATTAACAATTTTTCGGTATCACTTAATTTCTTCCATTTTTCAGCCATTAATTTCTTTTCTTCATCTGTCATCATACTAAAGTCTCTGTTTTCAGCATTCATTTCAGAATTACAATAACGTTTAAATGCTTCAATTTCAGCGGCTTGTTGATCTTCAGAAGAACTGTTATAGAAGTTTTCTTCTAATGTTTTTGCTATACTTTCATCCAATTCACCTTTTTCTTTTTCAACATCCTTCCATTTTTCTTTTGCTTTAGTATTTGTTTCAAATGCCATAGGTTTCATCATTGCCTCTTGACGTTGTCTATTTAATTCAGCATTTTTCTCTAGTTCAGTTTCTTCATCTTTTAATTTACCTAAGAATTTCTGCCATTCACTTTCAGCACTACCTTCATCGACAGATGAACCAATTACATTCATATCTTGAACCATATCCACAACTGGTGAATAAATTGGCAAATTATATAAATCATATTCATCTTTTGTAATATCTCTAGAAGAACGAACAATATAAGTAGCAGTGATAGTCATATTAGATGGACTACCAGAATTTTGCCATTGTGGTGCACTATAACTAAATAATGTTATAGTATATTTTGTTCTCTTAATTATATTACGTAGAGTATCATCGTATTCAGTGACTATTATATCTTCTGTATTTGGAAGATTTGGCCAATTGTAATTATTGGTCAAATAGTCTAATACTTTCATATCATCTGTTTCAACAAATGTTATTTCTAATTCTTGATCACCAAATTCAAAAAATGGTAGAACGAATTGGGTCTGACCAAATCGTTTTCTACCATCTGAAGCATTTATAGAAATAGAAGGCAGTTTTATATCTTGAACTAATCTATATAGAGAAGGGTTAGCAAGAAAATCTACCTTAAATCTGAAACTAAAATGTGGTTTGAATGTTTCGTAATATGTATAAACAGATAATCCCATACTTTATTTATTGTCATAACAATAAACAGTAGAAAATTGGGATTTTTCTTCAGTAATATATTTGAAATGCTTAGAGTCTGTTCTAAAAATATCATCACATAATTTATCTAAGCCATAACAATCTGATGGAAGATACCAATATATTTTAATCATATCAAAATACTTTTGTCTTAGATTACTCATGTGTTCTTTAAAGAATAATGTATATTCATTTAATTGATGAGCTGTATCATCGTAATTCAATTTAACATTTTTACCATTTTTATCAACTGTTATTCTAATCATATTCACCTTAACATTTTACGTTTGTATTACCTAAGAAATGTGGAGCACCTGTCACTACACAATTTGGCAAATTGTTAACTAATTGTTTTGCTGCGTTCTTACCTAATTCTACCATTAGACCATCTACTTTTGTAGTTCCAATAGATGTGACTTCAGTATCACCATTAGAATTGATTTTACAATTTCCATTGACTGTTATAACTAAATCACCTTGATTATCTTCTTCATCTACACCAGTATCAATCTGAATTTCACCATTGCCTTTAAATATCAATGATGCACCAGTTCTATGTAATAGAGCCATTTCACCAGTTTTTCTATTCAAAGTCATGTAATCACCTTGATCTGTCTGGAAGATGATCATCTTATGTGGATAATCTTCTGTTTGGTCTGCAGCACCACTATTGATACTTTCTTTATTGAAAGATAACTTATCATAAATTGGTTTATGTATATCACCTTGGTCAAAATAACCTGAAACTAATGTTCCATTTTCTGGAACAATAAAATTTCCTGCTTTAGCACCAATGAATAAAATATCTGGAATTGCCCAAGGAATACCATCTTTTGGAAGGTCATCATAGAAGTTAAAGATTTGTACTTGAACACGACCTAATTTTTCAGGGTCATTGTTATTAATGACTTTACCTTCCCATCTACCTTCATATTTAATATCTGTGCTATCATTGATATTTGCCATATCATTGAATAACTCAGGATAATTTGTTCGAACGTTATCTAATTTCAATTCACTCATTATCTACTCTTCTTTGATGTGTTAGTTGCTTGTTCAGTTATATTATCAAAAGATGTATAACCTTGTTCAGAAGTACCATCAGAAACACCTTGAATAACTATGGTATAATTTGTATTTGGTGCCCATACATGTGTTAGACCACTTACAATAAAATCACCAGATAAAATTGGGTTTTGATGTTGTGTATCAGCTGCATCCACGTGTATCTTTTCACCTAAATTTATATATGAGACTGCTCTCTTCTTATCTTCATTTGATACTTGAACGTCATTTTGTTTAGTATCATTCTGTTCATTCATATCCAATGAAATATAACAGAAATGTGTAAAGAATGAATTACGGATATTCTTATGATGCAATGGAGCAACATTATAATACTCATGTAAATCTTTAAAATAAATTCCACAATATTGTCTCTTGTTCAATAGATTTATTGACTTAGGAGATTTGTTAGATACATTAGCCATGTGTAATCGATTACCATTATATTCATATTGTCTATATGAATTTTCTTGTTCATCTTGAATCTTTTGTGGCTTTTGTTTTTCAGTATCTAACTCTGATTTATTGTATGGATTGTATTGTGACATTTGAACATTACATCCATCATCAAATGCTTTATAAGGAACATCATAGAATAAGATATTCTGATATGGTTTAACAACTACATCATTCTTATTTTCTTCTAGGTTCTTTTGTTTTGCATTGATGAAATTCTCTTCAAAAACATAAGAGTATTTAATACCTTGTGTTTTTAATCTTTGTAATGAGTCATATACAAATTTACCATTCTTATTGATATACATCATTGGCAAATCATTTTCACCAAGCCAAGCATGGTCCATAATATGCTTAGCAAACTTAGCATAAGTCAATGTTTTATTTAGCCATAACATCTTATCTGTTGGATCTGTTGCACAAAGATAAGTAAATTTCAATGATGTTTGACCAATAACTTCATCTAATACTTCTTTAGATGTTTTCTTATATCCTTTTAATATAGCTGTAATTTCTGTTTCAGGCCATGAACATACTTGGTTAATATACTTTTCACAGTTATAAATGCAAGACAATTCATAAATGTATTTTGATGTATGTGAATCAATGTAATAGTTAATACCTTCTAATGTAAAGAAACAATCAATATATGGAGGGACTAACATATCAGGATTTCCATTCTTTGGAGTAATTCTTAATCTGATATTATTACCAGCTCTGAATGCAAATGTATTTGCCCATTCACCATTATCAAAGATTTTTATTGTTAACTTAGGTAAAGTACCAAATATAGTTTCAGTAAGACGTATTTCAGAAATACTATCTTGTTCTATAGGTTGACCTAATTCTTGTTTATTTTTAATGTTCTCATCAGTGGTAGCACCATAATATAGCTCAATAATATCAGTCTGCTGAGAAGCGGCTGATGACTGAGATTCCATTAACTGTGATGATACGTTTTTCTTACCCATATTATAAACTTAATTCAATACTTTTATTTTGTTTGCCCCATGTACTTAATTTCAATTGCTTCACTATTGACCATGCATCCTCTGCATCTTCTGGAGCTTTGAAGATAGCAAATCCATTATCACTTGTGACTACTAACCAATTTGTCTTTTGTAGCTTTAGATATGTATAACAATGCATTGCTGCAACTACATGATATAAATCTTCTTTTTCTTTATATAACTGAGCAAACATTTTTGTTATTGTATGTGACTCAGGTTCTATATTTTGACAAATGTTTATTACTTTATCAATCATTTCAGGTTGTTCTTTTAATTTACCATCTATCATTTTACAGAATTCTCTATCAAAAGAACCTTTACTATTTTCTACAATATCAAATAGACTACAAATAGAATACATTACATCATCATTCATCTCTTTGTATTTTAATTTATCTTTACCTTCGCCAGCAAATGATGAACGATTACCCTTAAATTCAATCTTTTCATGTGTAGATGTGTCTATTAAATCACCTGATTCACTATTGATAGCAATATTCTTAAAGCATGATACGAATAAGAATTCGCCTTGACCCATAGCAGGTTGATGTGTAGTAATATCAAGAGCGTCAGTAATATATCCTGGTCTTAGATATTCAGATAACTTAGCTATATTTAGGAATTTAGACCATGATGTTTTACCATAAGTTTCTAATCTAAACTTATTTTGTTCTAAATGGTCAATAATATCTGAAATAGATGCGATAGAATATGCTTTTAATTCCTTAGCATGTTCTCTGACTAATTCATCACCATATTTGCCAAGTTTTCCATTCCAATAATCTTTTAGTTTATCATATAATTCGCTCATATTATATTTATTAGCATTTGTCTATTACAGCTAAGTGTAATATATAACATATAACACAACGGAGGATGAAATGAGCTACGGCGACGAATATACAGATTATGAGAATAATGTAGTCAAAATTGTAAGAAATAAGTTTAGGAAGAATATACCTAATAATTCTGAGATATTTGACCAGATATTCACATACTGGAAAGAAGATATTGAAGAAAATGAATGCGCTGAATTTATAGTTGATGAATTAGATAGACTTGATGAAGCATGTAATGATTTCATTGATGAAGATGACGATGATTTCAAAGAATTGTCATTCTAATAAATAATATATGAAGTTATCAGAAGCAAAATACATATTGGAAGATGCAGGTTATATCATAGAAGATACTGATGAATATGATGATGCAGATTTAGGCATAAACGTCAAACCAAAAGAATATCATAAACAGAAAGCTAAAATGTCTTCTCTGAAAGACCGTGTTATTCAAGCATACGAAGACTTTATTAGACGTAAAGAAAAAGATGCTGAACAGTCATGGAAAAAGAATGTTAAATATCGTGGCGGTGGTAATGACGAAGATGATTTAATGGATAATTATAAAGACAGATGGGGTGAAAAATTCCCAC